AAAACGTGACCGATGTTCTTGCATAACCTGTGCCTGTTGATACTTCTGTGCCAGCAGAGCCAGTATCGGTTGGGTCAGATGTGAACAAAGCGATATACCACGCTGTTGGGCGCGTTACACTTGTGCTTGTGAACACATAATTCATAACGTGGTTTTCGTAGGTGTTTGTAAATGACATGGATTTCTCCGTTAGATATATCTTGGCGCAATATACACCATTTTTCTGTTAATAACTAGATATGATAATTCTGCGACCAGAACCACCAAACCTGGTGTCATCTGAGGATTTTTGCAAAGAAGCTAGTGCGTTCTGATACAAACTCGCCCAGTTTTGTGTTCTCGCGTCATCCAGCAAGTAAGGCGCGGAATGCATAAGCGCACCATACAAGTAAACATCTGGGTCAGACTGCAATAGCCAAGTGTAGGTGTTGCTGTCACTTAGACTTGGAATTTCTGCGTAGTATGCAAGCTGCATAGGATACTCTGCCGCTGGAGTTGGAAACACCTCAATGGCCTCTCCGATCTGCGCGTAGTATTGTGGTATGCCTGTTGTGTCGCCGTTTGCTTCACGCTTTTCTAACATATCCTCTGTGCCGATAAGGTCTAAACGGCGCGTAAACGTAGCCGTAATATTAAACCGAACTGTCTCTAACCAATCCGCAGGCACTTGGACGTAGCGGCTGTCTAGCGTTGCATCCACGCGCTCAATCATTTTGTAGTGACGCAGCTTGCGGTTAATATCTACCTCTGCAAGCGTTATGAAATCAGGAATAACAGATGTTAAGTCATCGCGGTTTAACCAGTTGGCAACTGCGGTTTTTAGCTCTGAATAGGTCGTAATAGCCATTTAGTTCACCATTTACAGCGATCAGCCCAATATGCTGCGCTCATTTTACCCTTTGCAATATTCTTAGCATGTCTTGCTTTGAATGATGCTCTGCGCTTTTTGTTGGCTTCACTCTCGCCTTTGCGAGGTGGCGAACCACTTACACCTTTTTGACCAAACCGTATTAGCTTAGTCTTACTACCCTCTTTTGCCACAACTGCGTGGGATTTGCTAGGATGACTTGGTGTTCTTACACACTGGTTAAACCTAGAAGCACCGATTTTAGATAGGCGAGGGTCTTTAGCCATTAGTAACCTCGTTGCTCCATAAAGAACCTAACAAGGTAATCTTGATCTGCTGGGCTTCTTTCAAAAAACATTTCCTCGCCCATCAATTCTATTACCCGCTGCCTTGCTTCATTAAACCGTGGGTCACCACGCATATGATGATACTGGCGACTTGGATCAGGTGATAGTGCGTCCATAACTGGCGAAACTCGCGCAGGTTCAGTAATCATGGGCGGCATATTTTCACCGACACCACCCTGCATTGCACGGTTGTATCTGTCCCTTTGCAGCAAATACGGTGCATATTGATTATCGTAACCAGACAGTTGATAAAGTTTTTCAGCTATAACATTAACATCTGATATTGGTTCATCAGGAACAATGCTTGCTGTTGGGCTTGGGTATGTCATGCCTGTTGCGGGTTGGTTTTGTGGCAACCTACGGCGAAGCCCACCCTGACCAGGTGCGAGGATTGTGTCGTCGTAACGCTCATCCATAAGAGCCGCAGCCGCTTGGCGATCTGCTTCCGCACGGTTGTATGCATCAACACGGTCTAGGTTTCTGCGGTCACGGCGTTTTGTAAGCTCGTCTATTACCGTAGCAACAGCGCGTCCAGTGTCATTCTTGCGTTGGCGTAAGCGATCCTCATAGCCTGCGGGTCTAAATAGCTCGTTTGCTAAGAGGCTTAGAAGTCCACCGCCCTCAAAGCGATCACCGCTGCGCCCAGCACCGCCACCGTCAATCATATCCATCAAGCTAGTGTAGCGGGGACGATCATCGTAATAACCATAAGCCATTATTTCTTTTTACCGCCTTTACGGCCCTTTTTCTTATATCCGCAAGCCATTATGCAGTCCTCGTTTTACGTTTTTTGGTGGTTTTCTTTTTGCCACGCGCAACAGTTAAATTAGCCCATGCATTGGGATACTTAACGCCACGCCGCTTTGACATAGCCTTTGCTCTGGCTTTCTGTGAAGGTGTTAGCTTTGCCATTCATAACCTCTAGAGTTAAAGGCAACATATCACACTACGCAATGCCGCGCAAATTCCTTCTAATAGGCTCACCCCAATCAGCCGCAGGCTTATATCCAACGGCTAAATAACGGAACGCATCGGCACCGTGTGAAGTCCAATCGTGCAACGGTCTGCCGCGCCAGGTTTTCAGCCTTTCGTCGTAATCCCTGCGGTATTGTCTAAGTGCTTCTATGCCCCTGGTGCATTTGCTTTCGTCAAACCAACAGCGTGGGATCATGCTACGCGCAGCCTGAATACCATCCTCAACCGCTAGTTTCGGCGCAATCTCAATGTTCCGTATGCCCAGCGCGTCAAGCGTTTCAAGCCTGCTTTTCCCTGTTCCCAGTTCCTTGACCTGAACATCATGCGGCAGAATGTGTTGCTCGTATTGATAGTCTTTGTCCAAGAGAACTTTTGCATAGTGATCTAATCCTACTCCGCTGTTTTCGTAATAGTCTATAATCCTAACCTCACGGCCCACGAACTGTGCAAACCAAATTGCAGTGCTGTCGCCTATTCCTAAGTCCCATGCCGTAATGACTGATGCAGCGCGATCATAAGGCACGGCGCATATTCTACCGTCCTCGCCAGCCGCTTTCATTTCTTTTGCGTAATAAGCCCCTTGGATTGCCGCTTCAAAACTACACTCAAATTCTTGGTCGTAGCGGTCATCGCCCATTGTCTGTCGGGCTTCGTCAAGTTCTTCTTGATCCAATATTGATGTTTCAGAAGCGCGGAACATTTCTGCATACCAGTTTGGATCGTCTTGTGCTTCATGCCATATATCCCAGAACTCGTTTTTGCCTTTGGGTGTTCCTATGAATGTAGCACGTCCTTTGCGATCTGATAAGCTAGGACGGATTACAGTAGGCCAAGCATTTGCAGGGAAGTCGGCAGGCTCGTCTAATACGACAGCATCAAAGTATAACCCACGCATAGCATCGTAGTTATCAGCACCAAACAAACGTATCCGCGCACCGTTGGGAAAGTCCACGCGCAGTTCGCTTGCGTTTGCTACGCTGCCCTCAATATCTTTGGTGTATTCTAGCAAGTAGTCCCAGGCGATAGCCTTAGCCTGACGGTAATATGGTGCAATGTAGGCTACACGAACATTCTTGCGCGGTATTGTTAGTGCGTCCCTGATTAGATCGTTTATCGCTGCAACGGTTTTGCCGAAACGTCTATGTGCTACGATAACAGCATAGCGTTGGTTTCGCTTGTGAAATGGTTTTAACAGCTTGCGAGGCTTATATCTAATCGTCCTCGTCGTCATCATCCATCCATTTGTAGATGTGGACATGCTCGCCGTCACTACCTGGGCCTTCTACCTTTTGCGTTTCTTTCCAACCCGCTTGTGTCTTTAGGTAAAATATCTGTGCGCCAAGATCGCCGCCTCTAGCTTTTTGAATAAGGTTTTGTGCTACGAAACCAACTGCTTTAGCTTTACCCTTTTTATACTGTGCAGAAACTTCTGCGTCTCTTTCCATGATGTCATAAAATACGCGCCTACTTATGCCAAAGTAATCTGCAATCTGTTCTACGTTAAGCACAGCCGCCAGTGTTTCTAGTTCACCCTTTTGTTCTTTGGTAAGTTTTATTGGTGGTCTGCCGCCTTTATTCTTTTCCGTCATGCCGCAAACCTTTCTGATCTTAGATCATCATATGTTTGCCCTGTGCTTTCTAATGTTGCCTTTTCGCCTGTAAAATCTTGCCAACGATTAATGATTACATCGCAATATTTTGCATCAAGTTCTATACCATACCCAATCTTGCCAAGTTTTTCCGCAGCGATGATGGTTGTTCCTGTGCCGCAAAAACAATCTACGACACCCCTAGACCTATTCATCAAGTCACCAACAACAAACATAGGCAAATGAACAGGAAATGTTGCGCCGTGTATTTCTGAAAATTTATTATCTTTCTGTGAGGGTGCTTGATATACATTTGACCACTTTCCACGCCAAGACGCATATGGAATACTTCTGGATGCTTCGTCTTTATTTGAGAAAATAAAAATCCATTCATATCGTGACGACATAACGCCCTCTGCTATTATTGGCGCGGCATGTCCTTTGTCCCATGTAACAATATCCACCATATTCGTTGAATTATCATTCATAAATTTCATTAAAGCACGTTTAGAATTTGCCAATGGTTGCAGATTAAATGCCGCGACATCGCAAAAAGAAAGCGACGCATTTAAAGACGATTGCAACAATTCAAGATAATCTGCATCGGAAGCGTTATCAGAATATGTTTCATACGCAGATGATTTTTTATTTAAGTTTTTGTTTCCACTCAATTTTATTGATGTCCCAAGATTATAGGGTGGAGATGAAAAAACAGCTATCCCATTTTCAATCTGCAATTTATCCCAACACGAAACATCTGTTGCGTCACCGCAAACAATCTTATGTCGCCCAAGTATCCAAACGTCACCCTCTACCGTTACAGGTTGCTCTGGTGCCTCTGGAACATCGTCCTCGTCCGTCAAACCTTCCTTTTCTGGCTCTTGCAGCAGCTTCGCCAGTTCGTCTGCGTCAAAACCTGTAAGGCCAAGATCAAAGTCCATGTCTTTTAGTTCCGCAAACT